TGATGTGTCGTGAGGTACACCTTGCCCACTCGGTGGTGTTATTGGTGTAGAAAGTACAGTCTGTACTTTTTCCTCGGACTCTACTGCATTGTTTATTGCATTTTGTAATATATTATTCATGATTTACTCCTTTGTTTTGCACGCTGGCGTGCGTTGTACTTGTTGTAATACTCACGGCTCTTTAGTCTGTTTTCCTCAAGACCATTTATCCATTTGAGGACTTCTCCCCATTGGTAAGCAGTAAGAGTATCGTCAGTTTCCTTGATAGCCTTTTCGCAGTGCATTTTTATAAAACTTGTATGCCACTTCAAAGGCAAGTCGGATTTGTTGGATAACAACATTCCGTTGTGTGATTTACTTTTGCTCATCTTAGTTTCCTCCCATAAAGATGTCTTTGTTAGCAATCGCCCAATCGACGAAAGGTTTGGTTTGTTGTAACTTCGGGTGAAGTCGCAGAGCATCAGTTACATATACCATCTGAAACTCTTTGTTCATACGGCTGATGTAAGTCATATCACGCTCGAACGCATCAGGCACAGTAGTCATAGACAACGCCGTAGCTACTGCGAACATAACGGCAGGCTCGGTTGGTATCTCTACTTTGTCAGGTGCGAGCCTAATCGAATCGACGCTAGGCATCTTATCCATAAGGTCTCTCGCGGCACACCACTCGGCAGCAGCACCTTCACCCACTTTGGCAGTACACGCCATCATGTAGTGATTAGTCGGCAAGTCTTGTGGTACTTCTAGGAACAACTGAGTCCACGCTCGTTGCGTTGGATTGACTGAGCGATTAGCGTCAAAGTCGTTGAGCAGTTGAGGTCGTAAGCGTAAGAACGCAATACCTCGAGAGTCAACACCATTATCCATTGCCCACTCGCACCAGTCGTCGAGTGATGTTTCCATCTCGAACTCATACATTCTATTGGATAAGTGTGTAAGCAGTTGTTTCGCACCTGCCCTATCTTCTACCCTGTTACCTGTAACAAGGAAGCGAACATCTTTATCCAGTTTGAATGTTGGTGTCGTACGCTCTAGCAGAAAGCCTGCCGCCCATGTTTGATGGTGTGTCGACGATTGCGGTAACTCCTCTAACACTATCAGACCTGCACCAGTTCCCTCGCGAAACTTGTAAAACATCTCGGTGGGATTGAATCGTGTCTGCCCGTCAGTTACAGATGGAACACCTGTAAAGTCTACGACATCATGGTTGTTAACATGAACGATTAGTATCCTATCCTCGGGTATGTCAAGGTTGCGACCTATCTGCACACAAGCATCTGATTTACCCATGCCTGGCTTACCCTTGAAGAATGGAACTGCCGTTGGTGATTTGCGTAAGATTTGAGTCGCTACGCTGACGACTTCGTTGATTGATGGCATTATGCCCTCCTTTGGTTATGATTAAAGTTCAGCCCTGTACTTTTTGGATAGTACATTGCCATGTTTGTTACACATCTATCAGAGCAAAACTCTCTGTACCCACCTAGACGGATTAGCATAGATAATTCTTCTGTACTAAGCATATTGAGTTCTTCAACATCTGGTCGAGCCAAAGTTTGGTGCTTTGATGTAGTTGGTGAGTATTTGTCGTAATTGGCGAACCACAACTCAACAAACCTATCGTACACATACATTGGAAAGTGTTCGCCGTAAGAATAGACAACATACAAGTCGCCTTTGTCTTTGGTAAACACAGTACCAGTTGCAGTATCGAAGTGCTGATGAGTCGAGGTATACTCTTGCATCTTGCCGTGTGTGATAATATCCATTACAGTAACCTCTCGGCTATCATGGTTAGTATCAAAGCAGACTGAATACAACACCCTGTGATGATTGCAAGCATTAGATACTTGAATATCTTTATCATCATATGGGTTGTAGTCATATCTACTCTTACTACTTGTAAGTTATATCTTGATTTCATAATCTACTCCTATGTGATTAACCGCTTTTGTTGTTGATGCGTACAAGGTCGTCGCGGTCAGTAACGACAATGTAATTTGATTTGTGCATTGGCACGATACAATGTGTGCGTTGTTTGGCTAGTTTGTCGCCACAATGTATGCAAGTATAAATACCTGCTTGAATTCTTAGAGGGTGAACCTCGGCGTTACATAAAGTGCATTTGGTGGACATGTTAATTAACCTCATAATAAAAAAAGTACAGTACTGAACTTTTGTAATAAGTCATTGCAATAAGACAATTTGATTTTGGCTTATTAAATAAATAACAACGACTTACTCTGCAATAAGACAAAAAGACAATTGCGTAGAGAGATGGCAAGTTGGCACTTTTGGATAGTGCTTTTTCGTCATAACTACTACTAAATGTATTACTTTTACTATTCATTTTTATATATTGTCTTATTGTCTTATTGTCTTAATAGGCACTTGCAACCCTATCTGCATAAGGCTTTTTGTAATAAGACAAAGTGCCATATATTGTCTTATTCGGCGTCTTATTAGGCAAATGGTGGACAAACTGTCGATTTGCGAGCATTAGCCTATGAGTCGAGCCTACGAAAAAAGTACAGACTGAACTAATCCATTTCATAATTTACGACCAGACACACGAAAACCCCCGTAAGGGGGTAATCGCTTATTACTTTACTTCTGATTTTGTAAAGCCTTTAACATCTGCTTTTTGGTATAACCATGTCTAGACATAAAAGCCGTTACATTTTCATCACAAGTTTTCTCTGTCGCTGGTGTGATATCAGTAGTGATAAAAAAGTACTTCTTATCCTTAATATCTTGCTCAGTTACAAAGCCTTGATTCATTAATGGCTTATTGGCTCTTAACAGTCTAACCTTTTGAGTAAGTGGTTCTTTCGTTATCTCACCCTTAAGCATTAACTTCTGAGTGTTAGCAAGGTTGATATTTTTTTGCACCGCTTTGACTTGTTCAGCGAACTTGTCTTGCACTATCTTACCTTGACTGTCATCTCTGTGAGTAGCGGTTACCCAAGTAAGGTAGTCAGCCTGTACTTTCTTGTCGCGGTAAATATCTGCTAGTTGCTGATTAAGTTTACCTTGTGCTTCTCCCAGTCCCATTGCATTGTTATGCACATTTTGAAAAGATTTAATATTCATAATATCTCCATTGTTAGTTAAAAAGTACAGGGCTGAACTTTATTTATTTAACTGTCTAACCCTGTACCACAGGCGGACGGTGGACAAGGGGGGGTAGGGAACGAGGCAAGTGGTCATGACCACCCAGGCTTAGGTACTCCGTACATCACAACCCCTATTTTTTAGATACTGTTCAAAATGAACTAGATTAAATTATTGACATCTATTAGGTAAACCGTGTAAACTTCGCAGTATGAGTAACCCTATAGATAAAGTAACCGGCCCAGATTTCGCCCACAAATCCATTCTATCTAGGGGGCAACTCCAGATGATTGAGGATGACCCGGCAAAGATGGAAACCCTCGCAAGGCTTATGGGAGCAGTGAATCTAGACAATTTGTTCCGTCACATGCAAAATCCCACTATAAATCCTGCCACACGATTAGAATTCCAAAAAATGCTCAATAAAATGGGTAAATTAGAACCAGATGGAAAAGCAGTAGTCGGTGCGGATACCGGCCCACAAGTAGTTATTAACATAACACGGGCTAAAGATAACACTGACGAAGTTGTTATTGAGGGTACTCCTGCACTCGAAACATGACGATAGCAGCCCCAGAGCACGAAATTAATTTTGAGGTAATCGCGTCTTTAGACGATTTCTTCTACTCCACTAAGTTTATCTCCCTAGCGGTTGGTCCAGTAGGGTCAACGAAGACGACCGCGGGCATCATGAAAATTTTGCATCATGCAGCCGTTATGGCGCCGTGTAAAGACGGTGTTCGCCGGTCTCGCGCTATCTGGGTACGTAACACGCGTGAGCAGTTACGTGACACATCTATACCAGACTTTATGAAGTGGATACCAGAAGGGATAATGGGTTCGTTCCTTAAGACAGAGTATAAGTTTGTGATAAAGGTCGGAGACATCGAATGCGAAGTTCTCTTCAGGGGCCTTGATGACGCGAACGACGTACGTCGTCTACTCTCACTTCAGGCTAGCTTCTTCATCTTCGACGAGTTTAGAGAGATACACCCAGACATATTCAACGCAGCTCAGGGTCGTCTTGGTCGTTATCCTGACAAAATGATGAACGGCGTAGGCTGT